GTACTGGTTCACTAGCAACAGATATGAATGTAGCTAAATTCAAAGATATGCAAGCAAAATTTGGAACAGATGATGTTCCTGATGATGACCAAAGATACTGGGCAATTGGTCCAGAACAATGGGGTGATCTTCTTGCAGAGGATAACTGGTCTAACCTAGATTACATAGGTCCAGGGCAATTACCTTTCGCTGGTATGAACTATACTGCTAAGAGATTTTTAGGTTTCTTAACATTTGTTCATTCAGGTCTTGAGACTTCAGGTTCAACTGATAGACACACAATCGCATGGCACAAGTCATCTATGGGATTAGGTGTAGGTTCAGAAGTAAGAACAGAAGTAAATTACATTCCTGAAAAAGTAGCTAACTTATTAACTTCTTATTTATCAATGGGTTCAATCTTAATTGACACCAATGGTATTAAGATCCAGAAATGTGCAGAATAGGAGTTATATATGGCATATGCAATAAACAACCCTGTTAAAAAAGCAACTCAAATGGGTGATACTAATTCTTTATGGTATTACACAGATGGTGATGCGATTGGCACTATAGATAATGCAGATTATTTTTTATTATCTTTTGCTGATCTAACTGCTGGAGATGTTATAATTGTAAATAGTGGTGGATCTAACGCTGTAGTAGATATCTTAATTGTATCTGCTTCAAGTGCTTCTACTGTTACAACTGTACTATTAGCTTAATTAACATTTAATATGTGGGGGGAGAAATCCCCCTACTAAACATAAAGGATAAAAAAAAATGGCAATAGGTTTAGCAGCTAAAGAATTAGCAAAAAAATTATTAAAAAATAAAAGTTTAAAAAAAGCAATTAATGTAACTACAAAACAAACTAATAAATTAAAAGAAACAGTAAAAGTAAATATTAAAAAACCAGCTGTTAAAAAAGCTGTTGTTAAAACAAAAGAAGTTTCAAAAAAAGCTGTTAATAAAACAAAAGAAATTAGTAAAAAAGCTACAATTAAAGCAAAAGAAGTAGGAAGTAAAATTGCAGATAAAACACCAGAAGGTGTAAAGAAAGTTGCAAAAGGAGTTGGTACAGGTGCTGCTCTTTTAGGTGCTGGTATTGCTGGAGCTGGAGCTGGAGTTGGTGCAGCTACAGGTGGTGTTATAGGAGGTGCGGCAGCAAGATTAGGTGGTAAAGGTTTAAGAGCATCTAAAGATGCTATTTCTAAAGCAAGAGGGAAACCAACAAAAATGGGTGGAACTGCTGATAGAAATATGGGAAAAGCACAAAGATTAGATAAAGAAATTGATAATACTTTTGCTGGTGTTGCTGGTGGTGCTGCTATTGGTGGTATAACTGGTGCTGCTGGTGCTTTACTTGGTGCTGGTGCTTTAACTGCTTCTATATTAAAATCTTCTACACCTAAAGAATCATTGTATGATGTTAAAAAACAACCTGATGGAAATTTTGTAACTTCATTTAATGATGCTAATAAAAATAAAATTACTTCTTCTTCACAGTTAAGTTCAAAAGAAATGGGTATAGTTAGAGGAGCAATAGCTGGTTTAGATGCTATATTACTTTCCGAAGATCCAAGAAAAGAAAGAACTATGTTTAACGGATATTTATCTTTACTGAGTAAGTATGGAGTAACCTCTGTTGATGGAAAAAATTTATCAGTAAATATAGCTGGGTAAATGGCAGTAACTAAAGTAGATATTGCTTCACAAGGATTAGTCTTAATTGGTGCTAATAAAATATCATCATTTTCTGACAACTCTACAGAAGCACAAGTAGCAAGTGCTATCTATGAAGATACAGTTGAATCTTTATTATCTGAATCTCATTGGAGATTTGCAATGGGTCAAAAACAATTATCTTTATTAGCTGATGCTCCTGTTACTAGATATGAATATGCATATCAAATGCCATCAGATCCAGCTGTTATAACTATTATGACAGTTACTAATAGCGACAATCCAATTCCTTATTCAAGATATGAAGATAAAATTTATTTAAATGGCTATGGTTCTGAAAGTAAAGTTTTTATGGATTATGTTTTTAGACAAGACGAATCACAATTTCCTGTATATTTTAGATTAGCTTTAATTTATAGATTAGCTAGTGCCTTCGGTGCAGCAATAGGTAGAGACAATGATATTATACAATCTTATGAAGGTAAGGCTGAAAGACAATTATTAAAAGCTAGAAACATTGCATCACAAGAAACAACTACTAAAAAACTTAATACTGATATGTTTATAGCTGAAAGAAGGAGCAGTCGAAGTGGACTTGTCAAATACTAATGCCAAGAAAAGTAAGACAGGTATTTACTAATTTCTCTGCTGGAGAACTTAACCCATTATTAAACGCTAGAACAGATGCGAAAGCATATTTTGAAGGTGCTAGGCAATGTAAGAATTGGTATCTTTTAGATGAAGGTGGTGTTATGCGTAGACCAGCTACACAATTTACAGCTGAATTACCAGCTGAATCAAGAGTCATTCCTTTTGTATTTTCTGAAGATGAAACAGCTTTGTTTGTTTTGTCTAATAATAGATTAGATGTTTATAATTCAAGTGGTGTAGCAATAGCTTCTAATATTACAACTAATTGTAATTGGACTACAGCACAATTATTTGAATTAAATTATGCTCAATTTGGTGATACAGTATTTGTTGCAAATAGAAATAATCCAATTATACAAATTAAAAGAAATGGAGCTACATCTTTTGCAGTAAACCTTTTTGCTTTTGAAGAAGATGATACTGTTACAGTTAATAGTATTAATAAAACTACACAGCCTTTTTATAAGTATGAACCATCTACAGTTACTTTAACACCTAGTGCAACTACAGGAAATAGTGTAACTATAACAGCAAGTGTAAATACATTTGTATCTGCACACAATGGTACTTATCTACAAATAGGTGGTAAGCAATTAAAAATTGTAGGGTTTACAAATGCTACAACTGTTACTGCTACAGTATTAGAAACATTAGCAAATACTGATGCAAATGCAGATTGGCAAGAACAATTATTTTCTGCTGTAAGAGGATTCCCACAAGCAGTATCTTTTCATGATAATAGATTATTTTTTGCTGGTGGTAAAGATGCACCTTCAGTAGTAGTAGCATCACAAATAGGTGGTTATTTTAATTTTGCACTTGGTACTGGTTTACCTAATGAATCAATTAATGTATCAATAACTTCTGATAGTGTTAATGAAATTAGACATTTATTATCTGGTAGAAACTTACAAATATTTACTGATGCTGGTGAGTTCTTTGTACCACAAACAGCAGATCAAGCAATTACTCCAGCAACAATAGCTTTTTTAAGACAAACGCCTTATGGTTGTAATAGAGCTAATCCAGTTCCTTTTGATGGTGCTACTATATTTACTTCTAAAAATGGTAAATCAATTAGAGAGTATGTTTATTCTGATTTAGAACAAGCTTATAAGTCAAACAGTATATCTATACTATCTAGTCAAGTTGTTAATAAACCTAAACAATTAACTATGATGACTGGTAATGAAGAAAGACCAGAACAATTTGCTTACTTCTTAAATAGTGGATCTACATTAGATGGACAAATTGCTGTCTTTCATAGTATTAGAGATGAGAAAGTAGCTGGTTGGACTATATGGAATACTAAAACAAACGATAAATTTCATAGTATTACATCTATTAATGAGTTCTTATTTGTAATTACTAAAAGAATATTACCTTCTGGAACTAAATATTTATTAGAAAAGTTTAGTAATGATGATTCAATAACTGTAGATTGCTCAACATTAACAACTGTATTTCAAAAAGGAAGTCCTGTTGTTAAAGGAGCAAGTCAAACAGGAGCAACATTATTAATTGATGGTATAACATCTGCTCCTAAAATATTAGAAACATTTACAATAGCTGGTAATGCAACTGTATATACAATACAAGCTGTAACTAATACTGCTAGTAATGAATATAGTTTGCAGTTAGATCAAAATTTAGCGGCATCACCTTCTGATAATGCTGTTATAACTATTGTAAAAGGATTCACACACACAGTTAATTCTATCTACGAACCAACAAATATTATAGAAGCAGTATTTGGTAATGGTGCTTTAGGTAATTACACAATTGATGCTAATTCAAGAATTACATTAATTAATGCTCCACAACCTACTGGTGTAAGAGTTGGTTATAACTTTACACCAATATTAGAAACTATGCCTATTGATAAAGAAATTGATACTGGACCATTGACAGGACAGCCAAGAAGGATTAATAAAGCTATAATAGATATTTCAGGAGGATTAGACGTTACTATGAAAGCTTCAGATATAGGTGCAAAAGAATTAGTTATACAACAATCAAATTTTACTTTAGGCTCTGATTTAAGTGCAGAGACTGGTAAGAAAGAATTTAATTTTTTGGGTTATAGTAAATCACCAACTATTACTATTTCACAAAACGAACCTCTGCCATTGAAGGTATTAGGTCTAGCAATGGAGATACAATTCGCATGACAGCTTCAGCAGCAATGATGGCATCAGCTGGAATATCAGCTGTAGGTAGTATAGCTTCCGTAAGAGCGCAACAAGCAGCAGCTAATAGAAATGCATATAGACTTGAAACAGAATCTAAAATGGCAAAACTTGCAGCTTTACAAGAAGAAAATGCAAGAAATGAAATAGCTAAAAATGAAATAGCTAATAACTTAGCG